CTAATATTTCACCATTAGTTAATGTTATTAATGTATCTAAGACATAGTCTTGACCATAGTATACTGCTAAGTCAACAAATTTTCTTTTTTGATTATTTTGAACTAACCACCTATCATAATTTGTTGAGTCATCATTTGTAATTACGTTACCATTTTGAACATTATTAGGTAATGTAGTTGCAAAACTTTCTGTAGCTAGTTCAGATATACTTCTATCGATTATTTTTTCTAAACTGTTATTTCTAATATATCTTGGATAAGACTGAATGGTAGTCGTTTTAGATAATTCTTGTTGTTCTTTTGTTATATAGTCGTGATATTGTGAACCTGGTGCTATATCTACATTTTCTATACCGTTTGATGATATTATATCTTCAAAAGAATATAGAATATTATTTCTTCTAAATCCTATTGATGCAAACTCTTGCAAGTCTTCCAAATAACTTGTTCTAAGTTTAGATACAAATTCTTGATAAAAGTCTACAGTTTCTAATTCTGTTTTTGTATATGGCATTATTGACTTACCTTAAATGTGAATCCTTCATCATAATATTGGTCTAACTCATCAGCAGTACCTTCATCTGTCACTACTCTAAATTGTAATGTATAATATCTTTCTGGTTGATAACCTTGTAAATCTAAATTAAAATAGTTACCTGTTGAATCACAACTTAATTTAGAACCCGTACCAAATGGTACTATGATATCATTTGTCTCCGCATCAGTAATTGAGTAGAATGAAGAACCACTTGGTAAATATTTTATTGTCAATCCTGCTGGTGTAGTTGAGAATGTTGCTGATGGAAATCTTTCTCTACCAACAACTCTAAATCTAGCTCTTGAATTTTCTTTATATTCTGGTCGTAAACCTTTCATATAAATTACACTATCTTCTAAATTAGCAGAAGTTAATGCATCTAACGAACCAGTAGTCCAACTTGAATCATCCCATACTGCTTCTAATGTTGGAGGAAATATTGTGTGAGTGTTTGATGAGAAAAATGAAAAACTACCTAGTCTATCTGTATTACCTTCTGATGCTGATGGGTGATTATTACCAACACTACCACTACGCTTAACTAAAAAACCATCATTAATAACAGTACCATTTAACCAATTATTTACTGTACCAGTGACATCTATTTTTAAATCTCTTGACTGGTGATTAAGTGACGCAGATGCTGCTGGTGCTACACTAGAACTATACCAAACTCCTCCTGCTCCATCATTAGCTCCACTACCACTTGCCCATAATGTACCATCAGTTTCACTATATCTATATTTCCAACTACACCCATCTGAAGTCTGAGGGTTATCATACGAACGACCAGTACCCATATCCCAAGAACCACTTATTGCGTATGCAAATAAACTTTGTGATGCTGCTAATGCTTTTGGGTTTGCATCATATAAATTTAAAAAATACTTTGCTGCCCTACTACCAGTTTGAGGTATTAAACCTGAAGAAGAAGCTTCTTGGAAAAACGTTGTATCGAATTTTATTAAAATTCTTGAGACATCAACACTAGCTCCAGTATCACTAACATTTTTTCTGATTTCTAATACTTCATCTAACCCAGAGTTTAAACTTGAACTAGCCTCAAATATTGTTGTATCTTTTTCAGGAAATATAAAATAATGCATTAACTTACTCCACTATGCCTAAATTATCACCGACAACTTTACCTTTGATGTCTGCGTTTGGAAATTTAACTTCAAAAATACTAGGGTCAAGTGCTGGATACAATACACCGTCAATCATACTATTTTTAATATCATAAAAATTACCAGAGTACCCTTCACCTGCTTTGTATTTGTTTTCAATTTTTATAACGGTGTCTGAATCAATCGGTGGTACAACTGATGCAACACCTTCTATTAATGATAACTCATATGCAATATCAGCTAATACAATCGGTTGACCTATTTGCCACCTATCAATGTCAAAGAAATCTTTTACTGCTGCAACACATCTAAGTAAAACATCATTCTTTGAAAATTCAGCTTTTGTCAATATTGCAAAGTTCACAGCAATGTTAATAACGTATGCATCTTTAATATTTACTGCATCAGTCACAAGTCTATATTGTGATAAATAAGTTTTTAAGTTTTCTTTTACTGTTTGATTTAATGATGTTAATTTTTTATTTGAATTAAATCCTAATGTATACATATTCATTGCTAAAGGATTTGGTGTTTTAACTTGTACAGATTTTATTGTTTTACCTATGTCACTTTCTTGAATTGTTCGCTCTAACTCATCTGTACCTACAGACTTATTTAACTGGTCATCTTGTACTAAATGTACTTTTGCAATATTACCATATTTTGCTGGTAGTGAATAAGCACGTACAATATAATCTTCTTTAGTGACAGCCCTCTGTTGTGATTGAAAATACGCTAATGCATTTTCTCTAACTTCTCTAACTGATTCACCAGCTGAACCACCCGTTGCTGGTAGGGAGTTGATAAATGAGACTGAATCTTTTGACTCTTGAACTGACGTAGTTGATAGTAACTCATCTTGTATTTCATATGAAATACTTGATATTGATGTTATATCGTTACTATTGACATTATCATCAATACCACCACCATAAGAATACTTGATAGTAAGTGTTGTATTAGAAGGTGCTAAACCAAAAGCTTTTGTATTTAAAAAATTACTTGGGTCAAATGCCTTTGTTAAAAAACTTGGACTACCAGGTAAAGTTGAACCTACCATAGAAGGGTTTGGTATAATTTCTTCATCTGGATTATTAGATATACCTGCACCAAATCTTAATACCGAAGAATCATTTTGGTCAATATATCTTGTGAATCTACGAGATGTTTTATTTAGTTTAAGAATATAAGGTGATACCTCTCTATTAATTACCGAAGTAGGGTCATTAGTTGCATTGTTTTCAATATCAGCAAATACTGTATCTCTTGCCAATGAATCAACTTCAGACCAATTGTTACCATCACTATCAGTACAAGAAATAATTTCTATAACTTTTGGATTTGATAATTTTATTTGTGTATATTTTTCTGCACTACCAAATGTAAATGTTTCAGTAACTATATTACCACTTTCTGCTTTTACTTGTTTTTTTAATAAATACTTTGTAGGTATATTATCTTCAGTTTCGAAGATTGTAATGTCACGTGGTTCATAAGAACTTGAAAACTTAAAATTAACATCTTCTAAAGTTCTAAATGTAGTACCAGTGCTAGTTGATGTGAGTTGAGTACCAGCCTTAACATTAAGTGCATATCTTTCATCTGGTTTTTCGTTAAGTGCAGGTACAGTTTGGAATACATCTAACACTACTGAAGCTGGGGCTGTAACATTTGGTTTATAACCGAATGATTGAGCTATGTTATATACATTTCTTTTTTCTTCAGCATAAGCTAGAAGTGATTCTTTAAATTGTGAATCAATATAATAAGAAAGAACATCACCAACATAAGCTGCCATTTCAATGAACATCATACCAGGTGATGACTCGTTAAAGTCATTGTATGTGTTTGGAAAATATACTCTAGCAAATTCAATTAAATTATCTCTAAAGTCACTAAAGTCTTTATTAAGATAATTAACTTGTTTTACCATATTCTTTTTTGTACTTGTTCTTGCCATTTAATTTTCCTATCTTCTATATTGTAAACCATCATCACCAACAACCAAAGTAGCTCCGTATGATGCATCTAAAGTTATTGATTCCATTGTTTGTGGATTTAACGTAGTAGAAAATTTTACTTCTACAAAAATTTTATTTTTATCACCCTCTTCTGTAAGTGTGTTTACTTCTTGAATATTGATATAAGGTAACCAAACACCAGTTGCTCTTCTAACTTCTTCTTCGAGTCTTATTGGAAGTTCATCGTTTTGTTGTTCAAAACACAACTCTCTCAATCTACTACCAAATTCAGGTTGACCTACTCGTTCACCTACTTGAGTTAATAACAAGTTTCTTAAATTATGTCTTGATTGTTGTAATGAATTTTTAGTTAAGGCGAAGTCATTATTTATATCTCTTCGTAATGGAAAAGATAATCCAATATAAGTATTGGAATTCATATCATCTTCTCTTGCGCTCATTAATTACCTTTTTTATTATTTATAGCTTTCATTAAATCTGAATAGTCTCGTGTTAAAGCATCTGTCACGTGTTCTGGAACTTGTTCTGAACTTACACCTGCTTTTTTCATAGTATCTACAGCTACCATATCACGTTGAACTTCTTCAGGTTGACTGTAACCCATTAACTCTGCCATACGATTTGTATCAAAAGCTTTTCCAGTTACAGTAGGATATTCATTTTGTTGAGATTTAGATAAACCAGCAGTTTCATTTAAAATGTTATTGATAGTTTCGTCTTTAGAATATTTTACTTCTTTTTTTGGTGAAGAAACTTGTTTAGTAACTTCTGGAAGGACTTCTTCTAAAGTAGGTGAAGATTCTTCTTTTATAAATATCTTCTGTACTTCTTTTTGTACTTCTCTACGGACTACTTCTCGTATTATTTTTACAAGGCCTTTTTTAGTCATAATAACTCCTATGTATTATTTTGATTAATTTTTTTAATTTTATCTAATGAGGCTACTGTTTTTGGTGCTTTAAGTGTATCTAATTTAGATAAATCTACTTCAGGTAATTCTGGTACCTCTGGTAATTCTGGTAACTCAGGTAGTTTAAAATCTGGGTCTGCTGTCATTACTTGAAAATTTAAAAACGACAAATTAAGTATTGAATCAGACACAGTACTGATATCTTTTAATAATTTAGCAGCATCAGTACCTACTTTTGGCCATAGTTGACTACCTGCTGAAACTAATATTGATTGTATACCAGTCAATACACCAACTATACTGTTTTGAAATTCTAACATTTTTTGACCATTAACTGTTGGTAACATTGGTGCTCTTGGGTCACCCATCTTTATTGTATTTTGTTTTTTAGCATTTATAAAAACTTCATCTCCTACTAAAAATAAATTTCTCTTTCCAGTAATAAATATATCATTCGATTTTATTTGAATTTTTTTACTCTCGTTATCAGTATTATCTATACCACCTTCTAAATATATAGATGAATCATCTTTACTTAAATTTTCTACTATATCTCTGTGACCTGCAACTATTTTTACTGAAGGTTTTTGTTTAACTACAGTAGTTTCATTACCTTCTGCATCTGTTTCAGTTTCATTTACTCTTGCTGAACCAAATTTTACTGACTGGCCAAATCTACCTTCAAAAACAATATCACCTTCATTAATAAAAATAGGTTGAACATCTTTTCGCTCAAATGTTTTACCGTATTTAGTATTTTCTACATAACTACCAGCTGCTCCTGGTATAGAGTTTTCATTAACAGAACCTTTACGATTTATAATACTTGTATAATAATGTTGTCCATTATATTCTACAACAACTACGTGTTCACCAATTAATGGTGTTTGAGTTATGTTTGGTGTCAATGATTTTACGACACCACCTAATATTTCTTGATTAGGATTATTTATAAAAGTACCTCTAACGCTACCACGATTATTAGGTTCATTCAATATAACCTCTGTAACCTCAAAAGCTTCACCTTCAAAAAAATCATACTGTGATGAAGCAATTAATTTTTTTACCATCGAACCTATTCTTGAAAAAGTGGGTATACCCGTGTCATAAGATGTAGATATGTCTACTCTTCTTTTTCTTCTATAAGCCATTAATTTACCTTTGTTACTGTTTCAATCTTATTATGTATTTTGTCTGATTCTTGTTGTAAATCTTTTATTGTATCTTCCATACCAGAAAGTAATTGTTCTTTTTCTGCTTCAGATAAACCAAATTCATCTTCAGCGCCTACTTTACCTTCAGCTGAAATTAGTCTTTGTACAACTGCTGCCATCTTGACAAGTTGGTCATCGTTTCTAACATTGATTTCTAAATACTCTTTAATCATAGGTACTATTTGAACTGCGGTATCACCGTCTTTTATAAACTGCACAAGTTCTCTTGTTAGAACATCAAGTTGTTTTCTGTTATGTTTTGTATTGTCGTAAATGTCTTTAAATAATGATGATAATGATTTACCATCAAAGATTTCATAATCTATTGCCATAGTTCACCTAAAATAGTTTTATATACTAATAAATATAGTACATATAAAAAACCTTCATATATAAATATATATTGGTTTATATTATTTCATTACAAAATAATTATTACTGAGGGTTACTCGGTTCATAAAACAATCGATGGCCCTTTTTTCTTAACTAACGGGAGATAACCATGAAGGAAGTCGTAACAATGGTCAAAGGATATGTAGATGATTTAGCTCATCTATTGATGTCCTTTGTAGCTATAGGTGCCATTTCTGAAGTAATATTTGGAAGCGGTATCTTTGGTGTCAACGTTATAGGTAACCTAACATCCATCATTAACAAGTTCGGCGAGTCGGGTTTCGCTGGGCTTGTCGCCTTGTTGGTGTTGGTGGGTTTATTTCGAAAGTAGGAGCGAAATAGTTCTGTATTCCTACAATCAATACAGAGCAAAAAAAGAGGGAAGTGTAAAAGCTTCCCTTTTTTTGTTTATCTGAGCCAGAGATAGGATTCGAACCTACGACCTAGTGATTACAAATCACTTGCTCTACCAACTGAGCTACTCTGGCTTTTGACTACATTCGTTTGTAACCTAATTTAGTAGCCCGTAGGAGAATCGAACTCCTGTTGCAGGAATGAAAATCCTGAGTCCTAACCACTAGACGAACGGGCCATTTATTATTTAAATTTTTTTATTACTTCGTGTTCCCAATTAAACCAAT